CACCCCAACGCTGACCGCCTCTCGATCCTGCGCGTGCGCGGCTACGAGGCCATCGCCAACAAGCATGAGGACGGCAGCCATCGCTTCCTGAAGGGCGAGCCGATCATCTACGTTCCGGAAGGCGCCGTGGTGCCCGAGCGCCACCTGAAGGAGCGCGGCTACTGGAGCGCTGAGAACGGCAAGGGCATGCTCGCCGGCAGCCAAGGCAACCGCGTCAAGGCGATCAAGCTGCGCGGCGTGCTGAGCCAGGGACTCGTGTGGAAGACCAAGGGCGTCACCGCCTATGATCCGAACACGGCCGTGCTCGGCTACGGCAGTATCGATCACGACCAACCCGATCTGGAGCCCGGCGAGCCGATCTCCGGGATGGGCAAGTTCCCAATCGGCGCCGACGTTTCCACCTTCTTCGGCATCGTCAAGTACGAGGAGCCGATCCCGACGTCGATGTCGGGTCAGGTGCGCTCGCTCCAGGAAGCGAAGTTCGACTACGACATTGAGAACCTGAAGGCCTTCCCGGACCTGTTCACCGAGACCGACGAGGTCGAGGTGACCGAGAAGCTGCACGGCACGTTCTGCCGGCTGAGTCACGTTTCCCGACTGGCGCCGGAGGCGGACCTGTTCGGCGACGGCCGCGTGGCGATCGCGTCGAAGGGCCTGGGCGCGCGCGGGCTCGTGTTCAAGAACTGCGAGGAGAACTTCGCCGGCGGCAACGTCTACGTGCGTGCGCTGGACGAAGTCGATATCGCCCGGTTCCAGGACGTGGCCGAAGCCTTCTTCCCCGGCCAGACCGTCCATCTGATGGGCGAGGTGTTCGGGCGCGGCGTGCAAGACCTTTCCTATGGCGAGCAGTCGCCGGCGTTCCGGGTCTTCGACGTCTACGCCGAACGCACGGGCTTCCTGTCGTCGGCCGCCAAGGAAGCCTTCGTCCAGGCGCTGGCGCTCTTGCAGGTGCCGATCCTCTATCGCGGCGTATTCGACCGCCAGACGATCGACAAGCTGGTCTCCGGCCAGACGACGCTCAACGGCGGCGGCAACATCCGCGAGGGCATCGTCATCACGGCGGTGGGGAGTCAGGAAAAGCGTGAAGACGATCTCGGGCGATCGGCGCGGCCGATCCTGAAGCACGTCTCCGAAGCCTACCTCACCCGCAAGGGCGGCACCGAGCTTCAGTAGCGAGTCACGAAAGCCGGCGGCCCCGCGCCGCCGGTGATCGTCGCCATGGCCCACATCGATTTCCACGACAACCTGTTCTTTGGGTTCTGCGACTACGCAGAGCGCGAGATGTACCGTGACGCCGGCTTCAAGTGGAGCAAGCCGCGCCGCGCCTGGGTCACGCCGGATCAGGCGATCGCCACCAAGGTCCAAGGGGTCACCTGGACCAAGCGGGCTATGGAGCACATCGACCACCAGCTTGAGGTCGCGCGGATCAGCCACGAGCTTTCGTGGAAGGCGGACACCGACTTCCGGCCGCCGTCGCCGCCGGGCCTGGAGTTCCTGCCCTACCAGCGTGCCGGGATCGAATACGCGCTGATGCGGGCCGACACGCTGATCGCGGATCAGCCCGGCCTCGGCAAGACGATCCAGGCGATCGGCGTGATCAACGCCGACGAGAACATCAAGAACGGACTCTTCGTCGTTCCGGCCTCGCTGAAGGTCAATTGGTATCGCGAGATCGACAAGTGGATGACGGCGGACCTGACGTTCGGGATCGCCGAGGCCGCGCGGGTCGAGGACGTTCCGGTCGGCGTCTACAAGACCGGAAAGCGCAAGGGCGAGATCAAGACCCGCAAGGTCGAGACGCGCGATTTCTGGCCCGACACCGACATCGTCATCATCAACTACGACATCCTGGCGCGCTTCCACGACCAGATCAAGCAGCGCACCTGGGATTATCTGGTCTGCGACGAGTGCCACGCGCTCAAGGGCACACAGTCCGGCCGCACGCTGTTCGTGCTGGGCGGCAAGCGCGATCCCACACGCGCTGAGCGGGACAAGGCGCGCAAGGAACACCTGCCGACGCCGCGCCCCGAATGGTTCACCGCGATTGATGCCGGCCGGCGGGTCTTCCTGTCCGGCACGCCAATGATGTCGCGGCCGATTGAGCTTTGGCCGCTCGCGCAATCGTTCGATCCCGCCGGCCTGGGCAAGGACTACATCGAGTTCGTCTACCGTTACTGCGGCGCGTGGCACGATCCGTTCCGAGGGCCGAAGGGCGCCCTCGACGTCTCCGGCGCCTCGAACTCCGAGGAGCTTGGCGAGAAGCTGCGCTCACGGTTCATGGTCCGGCGCCTCAAGCGCGAGGTGCTGCCCGAGCTACCGCCCAAGCGACGCGTCGTCGTGCCGATGGACAGCCCGGAGATCAGGGAACTGGTCGCCCGCGAAGACGAACTCGCCCAGGCGCTGCGCCTCTATGAGCAGGTGACGCTCGGCAAGGGGGTCTTTTTCGACGAGGCAGCGACCGGCGCGCAGTTGATCACCAACGCGGAGAAGATCGGCTTCACCGCCGACCTCGATCCCGATCAGCCGAATTGGCGCGAACTCGATCTCGACTACGCGGCGGCCGTCGCCGGCCTGGAGCCGCCGGCGGTCGCGATCCTCTTCGAGGAGATGGCGAAGGTCCGCCGCGAACTCGGGATCGCCAAGCTGAGCGTGATCACGCCGTGGGTCACCGACTTCCTGGAGGGCGGCGAGAAGCTGCTGCTGTTCGCCTACCACTCCGACGTCGTCAAGGCGCTGGCGGAGCGGCTGCACAACTGGAACCCGGCCGTCATTTGGGGCGGCACGCCGCTGCACAAGCGCCAGCCGCAGGTCGACAAGTTCCAGGAGGACGAGTCCTGCCGACTGTTCATCGGGAACATCCAGGCCGCCGGCGTGGGCTTCACCCTGACCCGCGCGGCCGACCTCGCGTTCGCCGAGGGCGATTGGGTCCCGAGCCAGCTTGAGCAGTGCGAGGACCGCGCCTGCCGCATCGGTCAGACGGCCGAGAAGATCATGTCCTACTTCCTTGTGGCGAACGGCTCGCTCGACGCGCGCATCGCCCAGGCCGCCAAGGCGAAGGAAGACAACATCAACCTCACGATGGGGTCCTAGAATGGCGGGCCGAGATACAGTCGGAATGGCGAAACGCGTGCTCGATCACCACGGGCTGACCTACGAGGTGAAGCACGGCAAGCACGTCAAGATCGTGGTGGACTACGAGGGTCGCCGGCAGATACTCGTGTGCGGAGGAACGACCTCGGACAACCGCGCGATCCTGAACTTCTACCACAGCCTGAAGCGGCTGCTGACCGCGCTCGGAGTCCCTTTCCAGCCGGACAGCAAAGCGTTACTATACAATTAGGTAGACACACGCTTAACGCATTCCTTATCCTCCCTAGCACCGAAAGCTGCGGGACGGAAAACGATGCCTATTGAGCCAATGAAACTGGCTGACGCGTTGGAGTCGGCCGCCTCCGAGATCGAGGCAACCAAGCAGCACCCAGGTCAGGTCGTACCGGGTGTGTGGAAAGTCGGTGGCGCGAACTCGCCAGAGCGGGTCATCGGGATCGTCGTGACATCCGCGCTCGCGAAGGTGGCGCGCCGGCGGCTCCTGGACATGGACACGCTCTTGTCCGGCTACCTGGAGGTCTCCCGCAACATCTCGCTCACGCCGAAAGGCGGCCCGGACGTGATGGCGGCGCAGCATCTCAGGGACGCGGCGGCCGAACTTCGTCGGGTCGGAAGAGGCGTCTCGCGCCAAGCTGTGTGAAGGTGCTCCGGACTTCCACCGGTGCGTCCCCGTCGAGCGCCTAGGGTCTGCCTATTCGGCTTTCACTCGATGCCGGTCTCTCCCGGCGTCACCGCACAAGCCTTCGGTCCTCGGCATCATCCACCAGCTAGGAGTCCAGGGACTACGCCTGGAGTCGTCCAACACGCGGGCTTCCGATCTCATGGTGGCAGACGGTAGGATTCGCACCTACGACCTAAGGATTATGAGTCCCTCGCTCTACTGCTGAGCTACGCTGCCGAATTCGGTGTGGGCCTCTCCCCACTCGTCACGCCTTTAACTTTCGGGGGCGTTCCCTATCGGCTCACCGCATCGCCGCGAAGTCCGCCGTCTCTCCGGCGTGCCACCCCTTTCGTGAGGTTCGTTTCCTGGAACGGCCGGCGCCTTTCATGCGCTGCACTACCCCTCACGGGGAAACGCCGGCCGCCAACTGTCCGAGGGGGTTGCGCCCCCGCCGCTTCACACGGCAGATCGGTCCAGTCAACTTGGGTGCGGGGACGGGATTTGAACCCGTGACCTTCAGCTTATGAGGCTGACGAGCTACCGGGCTGCTCCACCCCGCATCAATTCTGTAGCGCGGCTTTTGCTGCTCGGCTTTACGAGCACCTGCCGATCCGAGGACCGCAGGGGGAGCACCGCTACCCGTTCTCAAATTCGCAGGCGCCGGTTCCTCGTGAGAGGTCGGTACTCGTACTCCTCACTGCGGGCTCACGGCCGATCCACGCAGCGCTTTCCGCTTTACACCCATCGCGTTCGCCCGAAGGCGTTCTCGATTTTCGAAGACGGGCTTAACGAACTTAGTCTGCCCCGAGAGGCCATGTCGTCCATCGAACCCGCCTGCGAAAAGCGAGAGTGGCGGGCGTCCCCGGCCCGAAGGTGCAGGAACTTTTTGTGACACGCGGCCCGCCGGCCACGCCTCTACCGCTTATTAGGCGGCGATGGCTTCACGCACCGCGAACGGGGCGTTGTCATTTGCAGCGACATTTCTGTTGCCTGATCCAATCAACCCGAAGGTCGTGGAGATCACCCACCGCCGCGTCTTCCGTCACCCAAGGCCGTCGAATCTGATCGGCCCCATGATCATCTGTCGGGTGGGTCTGAGACAGGAGTTCAGACCCGGCAGATGATGGTGGAGCCGGCGGGAATCGCACCCGCGTCCGACCAAAAGTTTCGTCATCCGAATTACGACGATAGACCGGCTATAGCAGGGCGATTTGGGGCTGTCAAGAATTCGGGACAGCTAGTGCCGTCAATCCTGGCGCCGCACCCTGGAGAACCGAACGGGACTTGAACCCGCATAGGGCTTGCGCCCAGCACGGATTTGCAATCCGCCGCCTAACCATTCGGACCACCGGCTCTATAGGGTGGGTGTCGTCTCTCCGACTGTCACGCCGTTCGTCTTCTCTCGGGGGGCGTCCCCGTCAGACAGGCTTTCACTCCTGTCAGATGCTCGCAGGGTTGCAGTCCACCCCAAACGAGAAAGCTTCATGGAGCCCTCGGCCTCGCCGGTCTGTGCCGGTCCGTCCTCGGGCGCGGTGCTGCGCTTGGCTGATCCTCCATCTCACGGCAGCGCTGATCTGTCAAGAATCGCTCCCGGCTGTCGCCCAAAAGTGGGGCACAAACTGAAAGTGTCCCGTTTTTGGTACACAGTCTAAAATACCAGCAAAATGAGGTACTTGAAAGCAACGTCTACCTGTGCTATAATGTTATTGCAGTCAGATGAAGACTGTGAATGACATTTACAGGAGTTTTGCTTTGAAACTACATGAAGTGACCGGCCTGATTAAAGGCAGAACGAACTGGTGCGGCCCCTCGGCCCTCTCGATCATTACGGGTAAGCCGTACTCTACTACCCTTGAACTGCTCAAAGAAGGTAGATCGCCGGGCTACAAGGGAAACGGACCGCTCGTGAAAGGCACAGGCTCGTGGGAGATGCGGCGCGCGCTGAACAAGCTCGGGTATCGCGTGATGGAAATGAGCTTAGAGCCCGACCAGACATTCGCGGCCTGGACGCGCGAGCGTCCGGCGTCCGAAGTGAAGCACATGGTCCTGCTGGTGGTCGGCAACCATTGGGTCGTCGTCCAAGGTCGCAAGGCGTGCTGCGGGATCGTCAAGAAGCCGACGTTCATCCGCTCGATGCGCAAGCGGCGCGGCCGGGTGACCGAGGCCTATCGGATCACCAAGCTGCCGGCGGCGCACCGTCCGAAGGCGCCTAAGCTGAAAGGGCTCGTGCGACCGATCAAGCGCAAGCCACAGGACCCCGCGCTCCGCGCCTATCGCGAGTTCCGCAAGCTCGCGGCCGAGCATAGCTTCAAGTACGAGATCGAACGCGAAGACACGCTGGCGTGGATCGAGATCGACAAGTTCCCCGCGACCGGCAAGCGGTTCACGACCATGCACTACGATTGGGAGGAAACTCTGCGCCGCGTCACGCTCTGCATCGAGGACCCGAGCGAATTCGAAGAGGGTGGCGAGGGCTATTCCGAATAGCAGAAGGCCGCCCCGAAGAGCGGCCTTCGACTTGAGATCGCTGTGCCCCGGCGTGTGGTTGCGGAACCGCCGGGGCACTTCAACCTAGATGGTGTGCGACCATTCGTCAAATCTCGGGAGGTCGCCCCCGTCAGGTGGGTATGCGCAGACCACCAACGCGGAGCAGGATACCGGGGCTACCTGCACAAACCTCCGATTTCGCGGTGGGCTCCAGGTTGGGAGGTTGCCGGTGCGAAAGGGACCCTGTGGGGCTCATAGTCCACGCCGGTTCCTTCTCGTCAAGAAAGGAAACTACGGTCAATTGGCCTAGTCCGAGTCGGACGCTAGCTCGGCCGCACGTGCTTGTCACCCTCATGTCGGAAGATGCCGTTGAAGGCCACCTTCATGATCGCCTTGCCCGGCGCGACGTGAATGATCCGGATGACCTTATAGATGTCCTCGTAGTTGAGATCGTCGAGCCGGGCGATGACGACCTCCTCGCCGACGCGCGGCAGGTGGCCCTTCCAGGTCGCGATGCCACGGTGCTTTCCGTTCTCGCGGTCGACGTAGGTGACTTCGGTCATAGGCCCTCGGCGCAATGGCGCGGTCTCTCCCGCTGTCACGTCTGGTCGCACATCTCGGCCGACGTTCGCGTCAGGTGGTTGGGCGGACAGTCCACCATGTCCGGCGGGGGTAGAGGTGACCGTTCCTCCCCGCTCTCAGCCAGTCGTTAGGGCAACACCATTCCCGAGGCCACGGTCGCTGCGGGGCAGGCCGGAATGATTGACAGGATCAACGGCAGTCGTCAAGAAGGAGGTGCGCCCCGTCGTGCATCTCGGCCGGCGCCCGCGTCAGATGGTGTCGGCTTTCAAGCCCGCCGGTGGGCACCCACGTCCATCATTCGTGGCGGCTGGCATCTCGGACCGCTGACACCTGCCGATGACTTCCCAGGTGAACTCGTGTGGCTCGCCTAAGGGTCCTTAGTCCGCCGGCAGCGTAATGCCTCGAAGGTGAGGCGTAAAGCCCCGCTTTCGGGCCTAGTGCATCAGAAATGCTGCATTAACCCGGATAGCGCACCTTTTCTGGTGCGGCGGCGCCAGCCCGGCTGACACCGATTGACGTCATTCTTGACGATCGTCGCTTTTCGTGACAGTTAACCCTAATGGCAATCTCCGAAGCGGGTCGCAGCGACCCTTCCATGCTGGGCGGCACGCACTATCCGCGTAACGACCTGGATTTCTATCCAACCCCCGCCCGAGCCACGAATGCGTTCGTGTCCGTGGTCGAGGACGAACTGGAGGCGATGCAGGGCTGGGAGCCCTTCTGCGGCAACGGCGCGATCTCAAACATCGTGGCCCCGCTGTGCCGCAACTTCGTGTCCACTGACATCCGCGCTTACGAGGGTTTCGACCCCGCCGGGCTGGTGGACTTCTTCTCGCTCAAGAACCTCGACCCGATCGAGGAACTGTGCGGCTTCCGGCCGGACGCGATCATCTCCAACCCGCCCTATGGGAAGGACGCGGTGCGCGCGGTCCAGAAGGCGCTCGAACTGATGGAGCCCGAGAAGGGCTACGTCGCCTTCCTGATGCGCCACGAGTGGGACGCCGCCAAGGGCCGCTCCCCGCTGATCGATCACCCTGCCTTCATGGCGAAGATCACCCTGCGGTTCCGGCCGGTGTGGATCGAGAAGAAGCCCGGCGAGGACTCCAAGAGCCCCCGCTTTTCATACGCTTGGTACGTGTGGGATTGGGTGAAGGCCGCCCAAGCTCCGCACGCCAAGTCGGAGAACTACTATGCCGGCTGATCCCAAGGGCAACTTCGACCTCGACTCCGTTTCGCCCGAGGAGTTGACGAAGATCGTCGACCGGATGGGCGGCCAGCGGGCCTTCTCCCGCAAGTACGGCGTACCGCGTTCCACGCTCCAGCTTCGACTCCACAAGCTCGTGCGTGAGCCGTGGGGCCACCGGCCGGCGCCGGAGGCCCGCTTCGTGGCGATCACCGACACGGTGCGCCGCTTCATCCTCACCTCCGCCCAGGACGGCACCCGCCTGCACGAGGGTTTCCTGGACAATCTCGAAGCCTACCGCGATCACCTCGAAGAGAGCGGCCCGTGCGAAATCCTGATCGCCGGCTTCACCTACAACAAGAAGCTCTTCGAGAACCACGATCCCAAGAAGGAGCCGGTCTGGCATCCGAGGATCGAGGTCTACCGCGTTCAGGATCGCATCCGCCTGGGCGACCGCATCGACTTCTGCGGCGAGATGAACACCCTGCCGACGGCGGTCACCCCGCTCACCGGCTTTGAGACCTACACCCGCGCACGGTGGGGCATCTTCCCCCACGCGAAGGTCCAGCTTCGGTCGGTCGCGTCGATGAAGAACGCGCCGGCGAAGATCATCATGACGACCGGCGCCGTGACGATGCCGAACTACGTGCGCAAGCGCGCCGGCATCACCGCCTCCTTCCACCACAGCCTGGGCGCCGTGCTGGTCGAGATCGCGCCGGACGGCACCTTCTTCTGCCGCCATCTCCTGGCCGAGGACGATGGATCGTTCTACGACCTGGACGCCCGAGTCACGAATAGCGAAGTGACGCGCGGCCACCGCGTCAAGGCGATGAATTGGGGCGACCTCCACGTGGCGCAGATCGACCCGCAGGTCGCGCGCACCAGCTTCGGGTTCTTCCCGCTCGACATCAAGCGCAACGGTCAGCGGGTATGGAGTCACGATACCGTGGAGGAGCGCCAAAAGTGCATCCTCGACGCGCTGCGGCCGGAGTACCAGTTCTTCCACGACGTCGCGGACTTCCAGTCCCGCAACCACCACAATCTGCGCGACCCCCACTACATGTTCGCGCTCCACTGTGAGGGCGTTGACTCGGTCGAGAACGAACTGCGCGAGGTCGCCTTCTTCATCGACCGGACGAAGCGGCCGTTCTCCAAGACCGTGGTCGTCGAGTCCAACCACGACCTCGCGCTCAAGCGCTGGCTGAAGGAAGCCGACTACCGCTTCGATCCGCTGAACGCGACCTTCTTCCTCCAGTGCCAGCTTCGCTCCTATCAGGCGATCGCGCGCAAGGAGGAGCACTTCTCGATCTTCCAAGAGGTGCTGACGAAGTTCTTCCCCGAGCACACCTGCGAGGAGGTGCAGTTCCTCCGCGAAGACGAGAGCTTCATGGTTCTCGACATCGAGAAGGGGATGCACGGGCACCTGGGCGCCAATGGGGCGCGCGGCAGCCCGATTGCCTTCACGAAGATGGGCTCGAAGTCCACCACGGGCCACACCCACTCCTGCGAAATCCGCGATGGGTCCTACGTCGCCGGCACGACCTCCAAGCTGGACATGACATACAACCGGGGCCTGTCAAGCTGGTCGCACAGCCACGTCGTGACCTACCCGAACGGCAAGCGCGCGATCCTCACCCTGAACAACGGAAGGTGGCGCCTGTGAGCACCATCGACGCCTACGAACGCGTCCTGCTGCCCTGCGACTCACAGGCGATGTCGATCTTCCTGTTCGCCGCTCACTCCAAGGACGCGAACTCGGTCCAGCTAGGCTTCGGCACCGAGTCCGCGAGCAAGCTCCAGCGGGCGCACATCTTCGGCCCGCTGGTCCACGAGTTGCACGTCACGCCGCTCACCACGTGGCTGCGCCGGCGCGGGCGGATCAATCTCCTGGAGACGCTGCCGCCGGCGAAGCATCACCCGCTGACGTCGGGCGGGCTGACGGACCACGAGTACGCCCGGCTGCTGAATTTCGAGGGCCGCATGGACCTCGCGGTCGGACGGTTCGCGCCCCTGGTCGACGAACCCCTGGTGCTCGCCAGCGTCATCGATCGGTTCGCCGACGCGATCGACCGCGTGCGCATCAAGGCGTGGGGACACCCGGCCGATTGGGACGTGCGGTTCATCGAACTCAAGGACGGCCGCTTCGTGTGGGCGGCCTACGATGAAGAGATCAAGAAGATTCGGCTGGGCCTGGGCTTCCACGACGCCTCGAACGAAAAGGCCTTCGGGCTGCACAGCTATGCGCTGGGCGTCCACGAGGCCGCCGCGTTCGCCGCCTTCCACTTCCTCTATCTCGACGCGCCGCTCCAGTTCATGGGGCTCCCGCCGCGCTGGCCGCACGCGCTCTCCCCGTTCGTGATCGGCAAGGAGAAGCAGGCGATGGCCCGCGACTTCCTCAAGCTGGCCGACGAAATCTGGCCCGGCGAGGTCACCGCACCGGACGCCTGATTGCCAGGATTGACGGCATTGCTTGACACCCCGACTGGCATTCGTTAACCATGGCGCCCCGATGAAGACCCTCCGCTACGCCTCCGCCTGCTCCGGCATCGAAGCCGTTTCCCTCGCCTGGGATGACCTTGGCATGGAGCCGGTGTTCTTCGCCGACAACGCGCCCTTCCCGACGGAATTCCTGAACCATCGCTACCCGGCGACCCCGAACCTCGGGAACATGCTGGCGATCGACGGCACGAAGTACGCGGGGATGGTCGACGTCTTTTGGGCGTCGTTCCCGTGCCAGGACTTCTCTGAAGCCGGCAAGCGCAAGGGCCTCGACGGCGATCGCGGCCTCCTCACCCTCGCGGGGATCAAGCTGGTCGACGAGATCGAGCCGCCGGTCTTCGTCTTCGAAAACGTCAAGGGTCTCCTGAGCGATGAACACAACGCCTTCGGACAATTCCTCGGAGCCCTGGTCGGCGAGTTCGGGCCGCTCCTCCCTCCAGGGGATCGGTGGTCGAACGCTGGTTATGTGCTTGGACCGAAGCGGGCCATTGCATGGCGACTCTTGGACGCTCAACACTTCGGTCTCCCCCAATCGCGCCCGCGTCTCTACCTTGTCGCGTGCCCTCGTGGCGGAATCGATCCCCGGCGAATTCTGCTTGAGTCCCGAGAGGAAGGCGACACTCTTGGAGAACGCGCGGCAGGCGGGCCGGACGCTCTCTCCGGAGATGTTGGAAGCCTTGTCCCCGAGGCCTACCGCGTAGCGATCCGAGGCCGGAAGATCAACGGCTTCGAAGGCCAACAGATCGAGCAGGGCAACGACATCGCCAACTGCCTGCGCACCGCCGGCGGTGGCGGCAGCATCGGCCTCGTGCTCTGCAAGGTCGACGGCCGCTGGGACATCCGCCGGATGCTGCCGGAGGAGTGCGAGGCGCTGCAAGGCATGCCCGCCGGCTACTCCATGATCCCCGGCGCCTCGGCCACGGCCCGCTATAGCGCGGTCGGCAATTCGCTCGCCGTCCCGGTGGTCCGGTGGATCGGCGAGCGTATCCGTCGAGTCATGATTCCCGAGGCCGCCTGATGCTGCTGCCTCCCGGAAAGCACTTTCTCTTCGACATTGAGACGACCGGGCTGCTCCCGTACCTCCAGGAGCACATCGACGACCCGGTATTGTCGCGCATCCACATCCTGGAGGTACGGGA